GGGCGCCGGCCGGGATCGGGAGAGGATCGACGTCGTACCGCGCGCCGTCGAACGTCTCCGACTTCATCCCGGCCTTCGACCCGGCGTTGAACCAGCCGGCCGCGATCATCGTCGCGCACCGGGTCAGCTCCTTCGGCACCGTGTCCGACGTCCAGCCGGCGACGTACTCGATCGCGATCTCCCCGGGCAGCATCGACCAGTACTGGTCGACCGTCTCGAGGCGGACGGTGCTCGTATCGAGGTCGAGCCGGTAGTCGGAGGTCGTCAGCGCGCTGTTGTTGTTGGTGACGCCGACCAGCGACAGGGCCGGGTGCCGCCTCAGGACGACCGAGTCTTGGATCCCGACGACGATCGGCCGGTCGACGTAGACCTGGGTCGTCAGCGACGTGTACCCGATCGCCCTCAGGACGAAGTCGTTGGCGTCATCGACCGCGTAGCCGATCGCCGTGTCGTTGAAGGTGATCCCGGATGGGATCCCGAGGGCGGCTTTGACTCGGGCGGTGCTCGTCAGCGACATGGAGGCTCCTACTCAGTGACGTCCGGTACCGTCCGGCGCTTACCTCCGCGACCGGTCGGGATGCTCGTCACCCGCTCGGCGCGAGAGCGGATCTGCTCGTCCTCGTCGTCCTCCTCCGGCGGGGTCTCGACGGCCGGCCGGCCCGGGGGCTTTACCCGCTCCTTGTCGGCGGCGAGCTTCTTCAGGTCTTCGACCTTCTCGGCGGTCAGCGTCGCGACGTGGGCGGTCCACTGGTCGGTGACTTCGAGCCACCCGAGCTTGACCAGTCGTGTGCGCAGGGGCTTGGCCTGCACGAACATCATGCAGGCGGAACGCTGGTTGTCGGTGCCGACGTCCACCTCGCGGCCTCCGCCTTCGGACGGCTTCACCGTCATGTTCGGCCGGGGCTTGATCAACCGGTCGAGGAAGCGGTCGGGGATCTTCCAGCCGACCGGGAGGGCGATGCAGCGGGACCGCGCGACCTCCCCGTAGATCGCCTCGTTGTAGATCTGGTTCGGGGGCCAGTCATACCGGATCAGCACGAAGTTGTACGAGCCGGGAGCTGGGGACGCGCGCTCTACGAATGCCATTCTGCCTCCATGGGCTCGGACACGGTAGCACGCCGACAAGCCGGGCGGTCGTCGAGAGGCGCGCGGGAGGCGCTACACCTCGCCGAGGAGGGTGAGCATGGCGGACAACCGATCGATCTACACGGAGGACGGATGGGTGCGGGCGGAGGCGGTGACCGGCCACGGCGCCAAGATGGCCGCCGAGACGCTGGCGGCCGACCTCTCCACGCGTCTCGGCGGCGCCCCGGTCCGGGTCTACGCCTTCGTCGACAAGAAGGGCAACCCGACCGGGTCCTACGAGGTGCAGGCGAAGGCCGACCAACGACGCGTCGAGGAGGCCGTGAACGCGAAGGGCCGGCCTCACGGTGCGCGCGCGGACGAGTCGTGAAGTTCGGCCCGAAGACGATCGCCGCCGTCGAGATGCGCGGCCTCGGGATCAACCACAACCGAGCCACCAACCGGACGAGGATCCGGCTCCTCGATGCGCAAGAGACGTCCGTCTGGATCGCCTCCACCGAGGACGGCCGGCGCTACGGGGCCGCGTGTGACAGCGCGCCAGCCTGGCTGGACGGGAGCGGGACCGGCCCAGCGGCGTTGCTGCGTGCGATGGCCGGGGCCTGCGACGACCGCGCGACCCGCTCGGGTCAGCGGATGGCGGGGAACATGCGCAGGCTCGCCGACGCGCTCAGGGAAGCGGCCGGTAGCCTCGCCCCAGCGGCTCAGACCTGAAACGAAAGAGCCCCCCGACACATCGCTGCGTCGGAGGGCTCACCAGCATCAGGGCTGGTTCAGATCAGGACAGGCCGGCGAGGATCGCGGCGCCCTTGGGGTTGTCGATGACCAGCGTGAGGTCGGCGAACATGTCGTACTCGTCGTACTGGCTGGACTTCTTCGCGAGCGGCATCACCGTCATCGGGGTCAGCTCGCTGTAGAAGACGTAGTTGGTGTTCACGACCACGAGGGCCGTGGTCGCACCACCCGAGAACGCCAGGAGCTTCGGCGTCGCCGGGTTCCAGGTCATCACGTCGGGGATCCCGGTGGTCTCGATGACGGGGATGCCGTTGTACGAGGTCACCGCGAAGCCGGCGTCGATGATGATCGAGTCGTTGAACCGCTGCTGGGACTGGAGTGCCGCGTTCAGCAGGCGCTTGCCCTTGCGGCTGACGTAGATCCGCATCGCGGCCTGGTTCGTCGATCCCTTGACGGTCTGGATCGCCTGGTCCAACGCGTCGATGTCCAGGGCGGTCCCGCCGCTGGCGTTGGTGTTCGCGACCGTCTGGCCGGAGACACCGCTGATCAGCGTGAGAAGCCCGTCGATCTGCTGGGCGTTCGCGCCGGAGTCGCCGGTGAAGGACGCGTCCTCAAGCTCGTTGGTCCAGTCCTCGGCCTTGCCGGTGAGCTCCGTCGCCATGACGTCGCCGTAGGTACGGCCGCGGGCGATGAGCTTGCGGGTCACCTTCACGCGCCCAAGGAGCGTGCGGTAGGTGAAGCCGACCTGGGTGTACGCGCCCTCGGACTCGGTCGGCTCGGTGGTGTCGCTGACCCACGCGGCCCCGGTCGTCGCGGCGGCGCGGCGGTTGCTGTAGAACTTGTCACCGCTGCCCGGACGACGCGGCAGGGTGGTGACAGCGCCGAACTCGCGGTTGGTCGCGAGCTGGACGATCTTGCTGATGACGGTCTGGAGCAGGACGGAGCCGGCGCCGGAGACGTCGAGAGAGCGCTGGAACGCCTCACGATCCCCGGATCCGTTGCCGCCCAGCCATTCGGTGCGAGCGTTCATGGTTTCGTTCCTCTACGAGAGGGTGGGTGGATGGGTGGGGCTCAGGAGGCGGCAGAGCGCCAGCGCTCGAAGGTGCCGTCCTCACGGGCGGCATCGATGATCGAGCGGAGGTCGTCCGACGCGTTGTTGGCGGCCTCAACCACCGTCTTCGCGCCCGAAGAGAGGAGCACGCCCCGGCGGGACATGCGGTCGATGTCGATCGTGAGGACATCACGGATCGCCTCGCACTCGTCGGCCAGGGCCGGGGACTTGTGACCCTGGTCGCCCTGACGGGCGCGGGTCACGAGCTGATCGAAAGCCGTGCCGCGGTTCTCGGGAGAGCCACCGGCCTGCGCGGCCGCGCCACGACGGCCACCGCCGCCGGTCAGCGACCGGACACCGCGGAGGATCTCGATCTCGCGGCGAAGCTGATCGAGCTCCGCCTGCTTGGGGTCAACGGCAGGGGCCGCGCCCCGGGACTCCAGGGCCTGGACCTTATCGGCCAATCCCCGAAGCAGGTTCATCGCCTCTTCGTTCATCGCAGCCTCCTTGATGGCGCGTTCGTGCTCGCCGTCGCCTGCTCCGGCGCCGTCGTCAACCGCTCCACCCGACGCGGATGGAGCAGATTCGGTCGTGAGCGGCACCTCGTCGGTGTCGTCGTCACCCATGTCGTCTTCGGACTTCTTCTTCGGTCCGCAGCCGCGATCGCCTTCCTCTTCGTCGATCATGGCCTTCTCGGCGTCCATGATCTCCTTCATCTTGGTCTCGCCCTGCTCGCCGACGACGAACCACTTCATCTGCGCGACGACGCCGGCCAGCTGGAAGTCGGCGAAGTGACGAGCAGCCCAGGCCTCACGCTTGCGGACGGCCTCGTCCTCGGTGTCGCCGTCCGGCTTGCCGCCGCGCTCCACCACCGGCAGGAGCCGATCGTACTGGTCGTTGCCCTCGATGTTCCCGCCCGCGTCCCAGATGTCCGGGTAGTTGGCCTTGATGTTGGCCGCGTACTCGGCGTCGAAGACCGCGTAGTTGCTGTTGTCGAGGCTGACCGGCTTGTCGTCGCCCTCCTTCGGGAAGTTCGAGACGTCGTCTTCGCCTTCGCCGTCTCCCTCGGCGCGGTTGTCGGGAACCTCGCCGGAGGGGGCCGACGCAGACCGCGCTCCCCAGGTGGCGAGCCCCATCGACCGGCCGGCGTCGCGGACCGACAGCAGGGTGATCATGTTGGCGTCGGGGTTGGCCGGCTGGCGGACGATCGCGAGGTGGTCCAGGTCGACCTCTTCGATGATCATTCGGTCGTCGGCGCCGTTCTCCCCTTCGATGTACCGGACCTCTCTGAACCAGCCGCCGATCGAGCAGCCGATCACCTGGCCGGCCTCGAGGCGCTCCACGAGCTTCACGGCCATCTCGCAGACGGGCTCGTCCTTGGCGTTCAGCTGCGTGTACAACTCGCCCTCGAATGCCAGCGCAAAGCCGGCCTCCTTGGGGCTGTACGGGTTCTCGACATTGGCGCTGCTGAGGGCCGCATCGGTGGTGATCCCGATCTGCGCGTCCCAGTCCAGCGTCTCAAACCAGCTGCCGTGGTTCGGGAGGAGCGCGACGCCGCGCTTGAACTGCGCGTCCATCGACCGCAAGGCCTTCTCGCTCATCTCGGTGCCGTACCAGTCGACCGACGTGGACGACGCCACCCCGCCGATCATGGTCCCGCCGTTCGGACCCTCCGCCCGCGTCTGGATCCCGCGAGCCTGCTCACCCTCGGCGGTCGCCGGCTTGCGGCGGACTCCGAAGCTGCTCAGGGGAAGGTCCATCGGGAGACGGCACCGGACGAGGACACCGCCACGCGGGTCAGTCTTGGCCGATTGGGCGGCATCAGCTACCGCCCGCCGGAACTGCTCAGCGGCCAGTGCCGCCTTCTCGGTCGCGTTCATCGCTACCTCCGTGCGATGCGGTCGCACGGAGACAGGCGCGGGGCAACCGGGCGTCAGGCGCCCAGGTCACTCAGGTCGACGGCCGTCCCGTTCTGGACCTCGGAGCGGGTCCAGAAGACCAGCACGCACCGGCACCGGCCACGACACTCCGTCGCGTCACCGGGGACCGTCGGGAGCGACGCCAGCGGCCGGAAGCCCGCCCGCCCTTCGCGCTCGCAGGTGCGGCACATCTTCTGGTCGCCGACGGCCGCCCACTGTGCGTACCACTCGTCCCGCATCCCGCCCGCGCCGGTGCCACTGGTCGGCTCCTCTCCCGGCGGGGTCGGCGGCGGAGGCGATCCCCCTTCGGCGAGGCCGGCCACGATCACCTCGTTGGCGAGGTCGACCAGCTTCCCGCTCCAGTTGTCGATCCGGTACTGGTTCGCATTGAAGACGGCGTCGACCAACGCGATGGCCTTCCCGACCTGCTCGCTCACCGTCTCCGACCGGCCGCCGGCCACCCGCGCGCTGATCGTGCCCGCGTACTTCGAGCGCGTGTTGGCGATCTCCGCCAGGCCGACGGCGATCGACCGGCGCACGTCCGACAGCACCCCGCCTTCGGCGACGAGGTAGCCCATCGCCCGGTCGTGGTAGTCGTTGGCGACCGTCCGCCAGTTGTCGACGACCGGGACCTGCGACCAGTCGGCGGCCTTGTTCCGCGCCGACTTCGCGACCGCCCGGTAGCGGGGAGCCGTCTCGACGTCCCACTGACCGTGCAGGCGATCGATCGCCACGCCCACCGCTTCGATGATCCTCAGGGACTCGTCGGCGGTGATCTTCCCGTCGGCGCCGGCGTCCAGCACCGACCGCACGCACTCCGATCTCGCTCGGTCCCAGAGCGGGGTCACGCCGCGGTGGTAGGCGCCGATCTCCGAAGCGAGCTCCGGCAGGTCGAGCGTGCGACGCCCCTTGAATCTGCTCTCCGGCTGCCAATCGGACGGCATGTCGTCGATCGACACAGAGCGGGTTCCTTCCTCCGGCTCGCAGGCGCAGCCGTAGCCGTGCACGCGGTGGTGACCTCGCCGGGAGAGGGTGAACCGGCCCGGCTGGAGGCTCATCAGCGACGGGTCGTCCGTCTCGGCCTCGTCGTCCTTGCCGCCGGCGCCGTCTCCACCCTCGGCGTTCGATTCGTCCTTCGTCTTGTCGGCGCCGTCGTCCTCGCGGGGTGGGAGGCCGCGGGCCGCGCGTGCCTCGTTGACGGTCAGGATCCCCGCGACCACCGACGACACGTCGGCATCGGCCCGGTACTTGTAGTCCAGCGCCGTCTCGGCCTTGTTCCAGATGAACTCGAACTGGATCAGTTGGCCCATCTCCTTCCCGACGATGGCCTCGACGACCTTCCGCATCTTCGCGGCGAGCAGCTCAAGGATGGGCTGGATGAGGCCGCTGTCTTCGGCCGACAGCTGCACCTCGGCCGTCGCCCGGGGCGTCGCGTCGGAGTCGCCCATGCTGATCGGCTTCACCCCGAAGACGCGCCAGATCGTGCGCTTGATCTCGTGAGAGATCTCCCGCATCTCGACGTCCTTCATCGACCGCTTCAGCTGGATCCACTTGGCGTCGGCCGCCGAGTTGGAGCTGTGGAAGACCCGCATGTTGTGGTCCTGGCCCTTCTCGGACTTCCACTTCTCCTCGACTCGCCTTGCCGCCGGCCCGTCCAGACCGGCGAGCAACAGGATCCCAGGAGGGATCTCGTCGGCGTCGAAGGCCATGCGGACGTGACGCGCGCCCAGCAAGAGCGACGCGATCTCGTTCACGCAGGCCTCGATCAGCGGGAGGCCGCCGGGGGCCGTCGTATTCGGGTGCAAGACGACGTTCAGCATCTCGTCCTTCGCGAACGAGACGATCGCCGCGCCCTGGCCGAACAGCTGCTGCCGATAGCCGAGGAGCTTCCCGCGCGGGTCGCGGACGCTCCAGACGTCGCAGGAGCGGAGCGCGACCAACTCCTCAAACTGCCGGCCGTCGGTGTAGACGATCTCTGAGCTCATCGTGTCGTAGACGAGCAGGTCGCGGAGGGACTTGGAGAGCCAGTCTTGCCACGTCTCGTCGTCCCCGTTCGGCGTCGCGAGCTTCAGCTGGACGCCGTTCGCCACCGCCTGAAGCTCTTCGTATCGGTCGTCGTCCTCCTTGACGGTCGGCACCACCCGCCAGTCCCAGGTGGAGACCTTGAGCACGATGCTCTCGATGGCCGCGCGCATGTCGGCGCACTTGAGGTACGAGCCCCAAAGCTCCTCGTCGGACAGCTGCCGGCCGGGAGCCTGGACGCGGGCCATGGACTGGTCGAGGAGCGGGAAGGCGAGCGACGATCCCTTCCGGTCGCGGACTTCGATCGCGCGAGCAGAGATCGCGCCTCCGTCGAGCTGGCGAGCGCCGCCGGCGTAGAGAGACAAGGCGTTCAGGATGCGCATGGGGTCAAACCCTCCTCGCGAGGGCTACCCCGCCGGAGAGGGATGGCGCAGCGACTCCGCGAGGAGCGGGATCACCCAAGCGGATCCGACTCGCCTCACGAACGCCTCAGCCGCCGCCCGCACCAGGATGAACTCTGCGACGGCCGGGTCAAGGTCCACCATCCGAGCGACCTCGATGGTGGAGCACTTGCCACCCAGCTTCCAGACGGCGGCCGCAACCAGGCGGATCAGCTCTCCCAGGCGAGACGTCCCGCGCTGCTGGACGAAGCCGTTCACGATCTCCAGCCGACGCGAGCCTCGGATGATCGCCCCGGTGAGATCTGGCACCGCGAGCCGGAGGTCGGCCAGCCGCATCGGTCCCCGGCTGACGATCGTCCGGTAGGCCGTCTCCGAGATCGTCTTGCGGTTCACGGCTCGCCCCGATCGGCCAGCGCGGACGCCTCCAGGAAGCGCCGACGGATGGACAACTGCCGGCCGGCGATCCGCGCCCACCGCGCGACGTTGTTCTGGTAGCCCGGGCGTCGCCGGAACTCGTGAGCGAGCCGAAGGTGCTTGTCGATATGGGTCAACAGCACCGCAGCGTGACACCCCAGCGCGGCCGAGATGTCACCCGGTCGAAGCGACAGCAGCGCTTCGACGCCGTCCACATTCACCCTCCCGGCGAGGTCTGGAGGCAGGCCGGCGATCTCCCGGCGGACGGCGGCCAGCGCGAGGGGGAACTGGAGGCAGAAGATCGCCGTCAGCGCGTCGGCCCGCTCGGTCTGCTCGGCGATCCCCCAGGCGGCCAGGATCGGCGACCACTGGTCGGGGTGAATCTTCGTGTAGTCGAGGGCCGCCACGTCCCCGTGTTCGATCTCCCTCATCAGGTACCACTCGGCCTTCCTCAACTCCGCGCCCAGGTCCTCGCCCGGCTTCTTCCCGGCTCGCGCGAGGTACTTCAACGCGTTCCCAGCCGAGAAGCTGAGGCCCATGAACTCGATCACGCTGATCACTTCGTACTTCGACCCGGGCGAGTAGTGGCCGGGCCGGACCTTCGAGGCGCTCACGAGCGCCGCCAGAAACGAATGAGGCCGGTGTGCATGGAGCACCTCCGGCCTCGCTGTAGCCGCGCCGACGCTATTGGACGGCGGGGCTCACTTGATCGCCACCCAGCGGTACTTCTCGCCGGAGGTGACGGTGCCGACGCAGTTGGTGCTCGTGTTCGTCCCGTAGGACACCACGAACACGCCGCCGCTCAGGTTCGACGGGATGATGAACGCCAGGGTCGGCGTGCTCGCCAGCCCGTGCGCGGTGCTCTGCGCCGAGCCGTTGGCGGTGACCTCGTCGCTCACGAACACCGTGGCCTTGAGGATCCCCGCTCCGAGGTCGGAGAGCAGGTTGAAAATGATATCGGCCATCGTCTTGGGGAACAGACCCCGGAACTTCGGCCGCCAGGTCGTCGGGAACGCTGCCATGTGGCACCTCCATCGACCGGTTGACCCGATCGACAGAGGCCGTCACCCTCCGTCCGCGTCCCCGCGGATCTGCTTCTCCAAGTCGGCGATCGATTCGCGCACGTCCTGCCCTTCGGTGCCGGGCGCCTCGTTACCGACGCACACCCAGCCGTCCCGCTGCCGACGCGCGAACAACTCCAGCCGGCGCGCGGCCGGGAACATCCGGTCGAGGGCGTCTTGCACCTCCTCCGGCTTCTCCGAGTGTCCGCGGCGCGGCGACAGGAACACGGTGCGCTCCGACTTCGAGCCGAGGTTGCCGTAGACGTTCCCGCGCACACCGACGATCGCGATCTCGTGACAGGTGCGGGCGAGCCGGCCCATCCCGAAGGCGAGATCGCGCGACAGCCGCCGGCCGGACCGGCCGAACAGCCACGTCACGCGGGAGGCCGTTGACCACGAGCGGAGGATCGGCGTCACGAGCTTCGTCTTCACCCAAACCCACCGCTGCTTCGGGGTGAAGCCCCACGACCGCAAGATCGTCGCGCCGTTCATCCCCGACGGGTCGAGGTCGATCGCGTCGGGGATCCAAAGCAGGCAGACACAGCCGGCCCGGTCGGCGAGCGCCGCGATCCGCATCGCGGCCACGTCGGCGACCGTCATCCCGCCGTAGTGGGACTGAGCGCCGCGGACCTTCGGGAGCTTGTCGCCGTAGATCCAAGGCGGGTCGGCGATGATCACCTGGAAGTAGGGCGTCCCGCTCACCGACGCACGCGGACGGCGCGGACGGTGGGCACGTTGCCGGTCGGCTCCCGGTTCTTGTCCACGCAGTAGGCGGCACCCTTCGTGCCGTCCTCCGCGCGGTCGTACACGCAGGACTCGCCCTTCGGGCACCGCTTCATGAATCCGCCCTCCCGAATGCACGGGATGAGCGTGTCGGCGAGAACGCCGTCGGCGTCGTCGCGGACGCCGGGATCGCGGGTCGGCTGCTTCTGGTCGAGCGGCCGCACACGGGCGCCGGCGTCGTCGGCGTCGTCGCCGATCCACCGGCTGACGATCGCGTCAGCGCTCGTGTCGAGGTCGGACACGTCGGTGTCGGTGGTGTCGAGGTCGGCCGGAGCGCCACAGCCGGCCTCACCGGCGAGGTACAGCAGCAGGAGCAGGAGGAAGGGCGGGGTGCGGACGATCTTCATGGCTCACCTCGGGTCGGCCTTCATGGCCCGACCGGCGTGTAGCCGCCCGACCGCCCGGCCGATCACCTCGCCGGAGGGAGTCCGGGCGCAGAGCAGACCGGGCCGGAGAACGTGCGCCAGATCCTCACGCCGTCCGTGCACAGCGACCGCACGC